GCCCAGAATGGTGCCGTAACCGCTGGCACATCGACATACATTTACGCGCCCGAAAAGACATGGGTGTTCACGAACGCCGCCGACATCAGCAAGTTCGTCAAGAAGCAATACGGATAATGGAAGCCCGCATCTACATCGCCATTCCCGTCAAGGACCGCAAAAAGATCGTCTCCTGCTGTCTGCCCACGATCCGTGACACGCGGCAGGCACAGGACTTCCTTGTGCTGTCGAATGACGGTTCGACCGAGTTCGACAACAACTGGATCTGGCAGTTTGGCGACCAGATACGCAGCTTCAATCCCGGCATCGGCATCCAAAACCAGAGGCGGCTCCATTTCTGCAACTATTGGGAGCAGCGGCACGCCTACACGCATCTGTATCTGACGGACAGCGACATTTTCCATGACCCAGGCTGGCGCAAGCACGCGCTCGAATTGCAGGCGCAGCACGCGGGAGCGTTGGTCTGCCTTTACAACACCCGTGCCCACACGAATATGATAGGGAACGTATTCGAGGATGATCCTAAGAGCAACGTGTTCTGGCAGAGTTATGCGCCGGGATGCTCGTATCTCCTGACACGCGAGCACGTCGAAAAGATCATGCACGTCATCGACGACATGGCCCATTGGGATTGGTTCGTTCCGAGCGTTCTCGGCAACCGCTGCGCCGTGTCGCGTGTGAGCTATTGCGACCACATTGGCCAAGGAGGGGAAAGGCATGATGGAAGTCCGGGCTACGACGGAGGCGACCGGGCCACGAACCCGACCCCATGGCTTGTTGAAAAGCGCAAGGAAATCGTCAGGATGCTATCGGCGTGAAAAAGAAAATAACTGTCATTATCGAGGGCGAGGATAACGGGAAGTATTTCCGCTCCATCCATGTGATAAAAGGCGAGGAAAACGCCAATATCGAGGCGATTGCCAATTCTTCATCGAGAAAGTTCGAATTACATTCCTCGTTGAGCCCGCTCGCGCAAATATACATAGTGCAACCGCTCCCATGAGACGCATTAAAATCATCAACGGCATTCGCATCCTAGAATGCAAATGTGATTCCTCCCAACTGACCGTGAGGCTGCCAGCTCTTGTAAAGAACTTCTGTCACTTGTGCGGAATTAAGAAGCCATGAGCCGCCTATTCGTATCGACCGACCAGAACCTAATCGACTTCGCGTGGCTGCACCGCACGCTTGAGGCCGAGTATTGGGGCTGGGAGTACACCAAGGAGAAGGTCCAAGAGAACGCCGCCGCCGCCCTGTGCTTCGGGATTTACGAGCGGTTTGAGGCCAGCGAGGACATCATCCAGCTAGGCTTCGCCCGCGTCATCACCGACAAGGTTTCATTCTCCTTCATCTGCGACGTGGTTGTTGACGCAGACTACCGCAGGGCTGGCATCGGCACGAAGCTCATGGAGTGCATCTTGGCGCACCCCGACGTGAAAAAGACGATAACGATACTAGGGACGAAACAGGCGTGGCTTTTTTATGAGAAGTTCGGCTTCCATGCGCCGGCCCAACCGATGATGCAGAGGGATCCCATAAAATGACCGACAAGGAACTCATAGATTCCGCGATACGGAACGACGTGGGGTGTTGGTTTGAGTCCGACAACGCGAAGATTGTGGATAAGGCCCACAACACGGTGACGCCGCGCCAAAACTATCTTCAAAAGAAGGTGCAGGATACGGTATTTCGCTTCGAGCAATTAGGGCTTCCGATTCGCATTATCGGCCTAAAACCCCGTCAAAAAGGCAGCACGACATACTTCGGGGCGCTCGACTACCACACGATGCGGAGACGCCCGACATCATATTGCGTAATCGGCGGACAACTGAGCCAAACCGATTCCCTTTGGGCGATGCTGACGTGCTATAATTCCCACGACCGTTTTGCATGGGGAAACACGGGGGATGTTACGGCGACGGCGGGCTCTTGGTCTAACGGGAGCCTGCTTACGGCGGAAACCGCAAACGACAAGCTGGCCGGCATCTCGAACACCTATCAGGGGTTGCATTGCACGGAGGTCGCACGTTGGCAGCGTTATGGCGTGGCGAACGCAGCGGGGGTTCTATCTAACATCCTCAAGTGCGTTCCGCTTTTGCCGAATACGATAGTCATTCTTGAATCGACCGCAGAGGGCGCAAATGGAAGCTACTATGAGCGGTTTGTCAGCTCCGTGGACTGTGAGGATTTTATTTCAGGGAAAGTCACAATTCAAGAGGGCGACTACGTTCGTATCTTTGCGCCATGGTTTGAGTTTGAGGATTCGGTAAAGCCGAAGCACCTGACCGATGCCGAGAAGAAGCATATTGAGGCGACCCTTGACGCCGACCCGTCCTACGATGGCGAGAAGGATTTAATTGCCAGCTACGCCGTCACGGACGGGAACGGCGTCAGACACCTTGGGGGCTCCGTTAAGTCCCACGACATTTGGGAGCAGCTTGCGTGGAGACGCTACGCGATCGAGAAGGAATGCGAAGGCGATAAGAACATCTTCGATAGGGATTTTCCCCACAGTTGGCAAACAGCCTTCCAGAAATCCGGCCAGCAGCGGTTTAACGCGGGCGGCTTGGCGATGCTGCGCAAGCGAATCAGCCAGCGTGCGGCGCTGTACGGCATTCTGGAGGAGGCCCAGGGGCGCATGGCATTCAGGCCGACCGACAAGAACGAGGCCCGCGTGATCGTCTATGAGAGGCCCACGCCGGGGCGAAGGTACATCCTTTCCGTCGATCCCATGACGGGGGCCATGCAGGCGACAGGCGAGGATCCCGACTACCACGGCGTTTTTGTACTGCGGGAGGGCTATTGGGATTCGGCGGGCAACTGGAACCGGACTGCGGCTGTGGCGCGAATCATCCCCTGCCGCTGGGACATCGACGTTCTGGAGCTGGACGTGTGGCGGCTTGCGCGGTTCTACGGGGATTCCTCGGGCTGCAAGATCGTGATTGAAATGAACATGGACCGTGGCCTTACGGAGCTATTGAAGCAGCGCGGGGCGGACCTGTATATGCGGGAGGTGTTCAACCAGACCGAGTACAAGACGACCAAGGCTTACGGGTATCTGACCATGGAAAAGACCCGCGAGAGGGTTGTGGAGAGCCTAGCGGCGGCAATCCGCGAGCACTCGACTCCCGGCGAGGGAATCGACATCTGGGACGATCATGCGATCACCCAATGCGAGAACTTCATCCGAAAGGGCAACGGGCGATCGGAGGCAGCGGAGGGCCACCATGATGATGATATTTTCGGCATTGGCATCGGGCACTTGCTGATAACTCACGCCACGACGTACCTGCCGAATCGTGGCGGGCAGGGATTGCCGCCTGACTTGGCGGGGTTGGTGAACGCCCCAGGCCCGCAAGTGTCGGCGTTTTCTTGACAGTGGGTGCTAATCGCGTGAATCGTTGCGGCGCAGGGTGGAGAAGTAGGATCTCACCTGACTCATATTCAGGAGAACGCGGGCGCACCTCCCGCCCCTGCAAAAATCTCTAATTTGACACGGTGCGAGGGCTCCCGTAAGCCGTTGGCGAAACATAAACCTTAACCCGTCTTTCCCATGCCCTTACTTCAAAGCGATATTGCCATCCCGTTCGGCGGTTCGATCCCCCTGATTTCCCGTTTCACGGTGGCAACTCTGCCGACCGTCAACCCGACCAGCACCTTTGCGCTCGTAACGGACGGTTCCGCCACGGTCAATCAGACGGGCATCGCCCCGGTTGGCGGCGGGTCGCTCCTGAATCTGGTTTGGTGGAACAACTACAGTTGGGTGGTCGTTTAATACGGGCATCGGTAATTTGACACGCAAATAGGTGTCCTTCAATACGTGAAGGATACCCATGCCGTCAGCCGCCCAAGATACCGACGAGGAATCGGAGCAGGACGTGACGCCGCAGGCCAAGCCTACGGCGCAAAAGTCTGCGCCAAACGAGGATAACGAGGCGTCTGACGCCCAGCCGGCAGAGCAATCGGACAGCTACCAGACTCCCGCCAATGCGGTGCTGCCGGCGCAACGGGATAGAACCGCCCTTACCCGTTCTTTCGCGGCGCAGGGCTACGGGGCGCCCTCCAAAGACTACCAAGGGCCGGATCTAGCTCCCCCGGAGCCCGAAGCCCCCCAGGACTTGCGGCAGACGGCCTACAACCGCGCCAAGAGCAATTATCAGGCGGACAACCCAAATACCGTCACGGACGATCTGGCGGATAGCCGCCAGGGCATCGAGGCGGACCTGAGCGGGCGGTCATTTACGCCGCGTACCGAGCCCGACGACCGCTATTTGCGTGCTGCGGATCAGGAAGTTGACCAAGAGGCGCGGCAGGCCATGCAGGATGCCCGAGCGCAGCGAATTGAGGAGATGCGCCAACAGAAGGTGCAGCAGGGGCAGGTAAACGACCAGAATGAGCAGCAGATGCAGCAGAACGGGCAGGAGTCGTACCGGGACTCGCAGGGCGTATTGCAGCCCAAGATGGACGCGGAGGGCAAGCCGCTCTATAAGGAAATCAAGTGGAGGCCGTCCGAGGATCCAAGATACCCCGGAGAACCTTCGGAATTTTACCGCGACCCCTACGGGCAACCGCAATGGCGGGTGCCAAAGATCGCGCCCGACATTACGGGACTGAGCGATAATGCGTTCATAGGCAACAATGATACCGGAAAGACCCTGGAGGATTTGTCGCAGTCCAAGAACCCCGATATGCGAATAAAGGCGCTCAAGGCTATCATTAGCCGCAACGCCATTCGTAACAGGGGGGAATATAAGAGGCAGGCGGACATAACGGAAGGATACACAAAGCCCTATAATGACGCGGTTTCGGAGTTGAAGGAACTAGATCAGCAAAGGAAGGCGTATGCTGCGACCCCGTATAATCCCGACCCGGATAAAGATGCGGCCATTAAGGCGGAATGGAATTACCGGATAGAAGCACTTACGAAGGTTACGGAACCCGGTAGCCCGTTTGAGCACGCCGCACGATCCGCTACGGAGAAGCTCAAAGCCTTAAAGCATCAGCACGATTTAAAGGCCGCGCTAGACACGCAAAGGGCAAGCCAAGAATACAATGCTCAACACCCTAATAACCCATCTGCGCAGGCAGCGTTGGCGCAGTTAAATGAGCAGGTTGCGCAACTGCAAGGGGCTGCCGATACCACGAACCTAAAGGCGGGTATGCTGGACGCCTTGGGCAAGTCCAAGGGCTATACCCAAGCAGGGGTAGGACAACCCGTGTCCGAGGGGGTAGGACAGCCTTTGTCCGAGCCTAACGAGTTCCAAAAGACGGAACCCGCGCAGC